GTCTTCATGGGTCGATGCGGCCATCCTCGGGCAAGGATGTTGAGTCGGGCAACAGGGAACAATTGTGCCACAAACCATCGGGCTTAAACTCCAGCATCCTCCTGCGACTGAATCGGTAGACGAGAGATGAGTATCGCTTGGTATAGTCGATGTCTCTCCTCACAAGCTCTTTGAGTTCTTTCGGTGTCATGGTCTGCGGCCAGCCTGCGATCGTAACTCTCAAGGCATCGTCTATAGCCTGCTTGTTCTCCTTTGCCTGCTGGACTGCCTTGGCTTGAGCGGCCTCCATGGTCGGCCTTTTCTCTCTCCAGGCTTTCTGCCGGATACGAGTCCACGCGAACTTGACCAAAACGGTGCGTTTTCGGTTAGGGTTACTCATCGCGTTGACTTGCCTCCTCGCCAGAGAGTCGAGCGAACCCCAGCGTCAGCGACAGGGGTGAAGCAAGACTCACCCTGTTATACGAAGTATACAGGGACGGAAGTTGAGAGGGATGTTGATAGTGCCTAAATCGGGTCATTTTAAGTCGCCGTGTGAGGGGGGTATGTGGTGGTAGGGGCTATACTGACCCCAATCAGAGTTTCAAACGCCCTGTAGGGGCCTTGGCGGGGCTGGAATCGGCCTTTGGGCTATCGACTTGGGATGGGCTCTGGGAGTATTCCCATCGGATGACCCCCTTCTCGGCGGCATGGCGGATGTAAATCTCCCCCTTGAACTGGCCTTCGGAGTCCTTAAGTCCTGCCCTACCCCGGCGCTTGGTCAGGCCGAACTTGTAGATGGGCTCATCGCCTTGGCAGCGGAAGAGGACGGCCACCTCGCGGAAATAGTTCGTGAACTCGGAGGAGCCGAGGCCAGCGTAAGCCAGATCGGCGACAGTGTGGCCTTCCTTGTCAGAAGCGGCCTTGGGCTTGCCGGTATGGTGCATGGCTACGAGGACGGCGCCTGTCTCGAGTAGGATGGGAGCGAGGTCATGCCGCAGGAACTTGGAGGCCTGCTCCTGGTCAGAAACGTCGATGCCTGCGAAGGACAGAAGCGGGTCGATGAAGACGATGTCTGCCTGATGGTCGAAGATTAGTTTCCGTAGGGCGTCCGTGAAAGTCGTGCCTGTGGAGATAGTATCACGGAAGATGGCAAGGTGGTCTTTCAGCTGCGCTATCTCTCCCGAGTCGAGGTATGCCCCAGCAACGACATCTTGCAAACTTTCGCCCATGTCGAGGGCATCATTTTCAGCCTGCAAGATGACCGAGCGTAATGGCTTGACGGGTTTGATACCGAAGAAGTCTTTGCCTAGGGCCCAGTGAACGGCGGCCTGCATCATTAGCGAGGACTTACCCGTGCCGGACTGACCGACGATGAGGAGCGAGCCTCCCTTACAGAGCCAGCGATTACCGAGGATGTTATTCGGGTCGTTCTTTCGGTCAGCGGTTAAAAGATAGTCGAAGTCCATTCGCTCGGGCCCAGACTTCTTAGTAGTCTTTCGGTGCGATGTCTTAAGCGTTCCCTCCGCAAAGGTTAACAGGGCATCTGGATCAGCAGAAGGGTCGGAGGCAAGTTCAGCGAGTCGTCGAGCTGAGGCGCCGATGCGTCGGAGGGCTGAGGTACGTTTAACCAGGGCGGACCATTCTGGGTTGAGCGGGTTGAACTGAACGAGTGACGCGGTATCACTGACGTAATGCCCAGAGACTGGCGAGCCGTTGGCGTTGAGTGTCTGGGAGACGGTTACTTCATCGGCCTGCTTGCCTTCGTCTTTCAGCTGCAGGAGGGCGGCGAAGATGTCTTGATGTTTTGGCTCGAAGAAATCCGAGGGGAGTAATTCTTCAGGCGGCGATAGGGAATCCCGAATAAGAACGCCGAGGAGATAGCGCTCCGCTTCGAGTGATGCGGGTAAAGACATGGGACAGTGCTTTTGGGGTGGTGCGAACCCTGCGTCAAGATGCTTTGCGGAGGAGTCGGTCTAGATCGGAAATCCTGTAATGCGGTACGGATCGTGGCGTCTTCAGGAATCGCACGGGTATCTCTTGGCCGTCGATGCGGTACTGAATGCCACGGACGGTGCGCCGAAGTTTGCGGGCGTACTGCGTAAGGGTGACCCAACCCTTTGGGGCCGTGAAGCGCTCGAGCTCTTTAGCGGCGATGTGAGCGTCATCCCAGGTCTTGAACTTGGGCGATAGGCGATACATGAGCGCGTGACCGACCCGTTTCTGTTGGGCGAAGCCAGCCTTGACGATGTTCTCAATCGGCAGCCGAACACCGGCGATGGTCTTCACGCCGATGAGGGGCACGACTTCACGCGTCCTGATCCAGCCGTCAGCTGCGGGGTTGGTCGGGTTGCCTTTGAGCGCGGCGATGAGGCCAGCGGCGTTGAAGCGGCTCATCGTTTTTTCGGGGTGAAGATGCGGAGGTCCGTCTGCCATATCCAAGACTTCCCGACCTTGTGGACGAGCCACACTTTCCAATCCTTGCCATCGACCCAGCCGGCCGCGAAGCCCGAGCCCCAGCGGGAAGTCGCCAGACGATGCGACGCGTAGGCCATGGCTTCTTTCTGGCAAAGGCACCCGGCACTGAAAGCGGCGCCGCCTTCGGCCTTGGTCAAGTTAACCTGGCTAAGTGTGTGGGTGTGTCCGTGGATGAGAGCCCCGCCCCGATCGGCGTAGTGCTTCCCTTGCTCGGCGGTGGCATTGAGGCCGTGAGCGTAGCCGTGGATGAAGGCTACAGGCCCTAAGCGATAGACACCTTTCTCGGCGTGGTAGGGTAAAATGGTCTTAGCCCCGCAGCTCTTGGCGGTGGTCTTAATGCGAGCCTCGAGGTCGGCACAGTAGTCGCGGACGATGGCCGACCCGGAGGTATGTTGCAGGGCGATGGCACGGTGCTCGTGATTGCCCATCAGGTAGACCGTAGGCTTGGTGCGGGCGAGAAAGTCTTCGCCCCCTTGGATGTCAGCCATAAGGGACTCGGCGCCTTCAGCGTCATTCCCGACCCCACGGCGTAGGCTCCGAAAGTCGAAGCAGTCGCCGAGGTGGACCCGGACGGTGGGCTTGTAGTCCTTGATAAACTCACAGAGGGCGTCGGTGGCCTCATCGTCGGCCATGTCACCGTGATTATCCCCGAAGGCTACGAAACGGATAGGGTCAGACATGGTGTTGGACTTTCTTGGCCTTCAATTCAGCCAGGAGTTCGTCACGCTTGCGGCGGGCGGCGTCCAAATCGGTGCCGACGCTGATGATGGTCGAGCGGCCTGTGATGGAGTGAACGCGGAAGTAATACTGCCTTCCCGACTTCATCAGATACTTGTTCGGGTTCGTGCTAACAGGGCGGGCGTGCTTCATATGCGTCCCACATTTAGTGTGCTTCGGGCAGGCGGCGAGGAACGCGGCCCGGTCATAGGACAGGCCAACGGAGCGTGCCCAAGTTACCTGCTCGGCGGTTAGAGTTTCCATTCCCGTGCGAGGTCTCGGCCAGCGTGCATGATGGACTGACGCTCGTTGGGTCCGAAAAAGAGTTCATGGTCGAAGGAGTGATTATAACGGATGGCCTCGATGGAATCCTCCTCCTCAGAGTTTGCCGGCCCGATGCCAGCGGTCTCGATGTAGATGGTGCGGATGCGCCAGCCTAAGTCTGGCAAGATGTTCTTACAGACTCGGAGTTCGTTGGCATAGCGCCAATCACTCGTCACAACCGTCTCGTAGGCCATATCTTCGGCGTTAGGGATACACGGCACGAAGTTAGCCAGGTGCTTGGCGAAGATGTCTACATCGATGGAACGGGCGAGACGGCCAGCGGCGACGAGAAAGTCACGATGCTCGCATTTAAAGGTTTCATTGAAGAAGTCGCCTTCGAGCTGCAGGTAGTTGAGGTAGTGGTTCGAGGCCTCCTTCAACGCGTCAGCGAAATTAATGCGTCCACAGGGTCGGTGAGACCATTCGAGGATGCCATTGGCGAGGGTGTCTTTCCCGGCGCGTGCGTAGCCGGAAATCAGGACAAGGGTGGGGGCGGACATGGGACTAGGGAAGGCCATCATAGGTTATCGTTCACTTCTCGGAGGGCCTTGCGGAACTGACGGCCCGTAATGCCACAGGCCTTGCGGATGGCTCGGTCACTCGGCGGTATGCTCATGTCAGCGTCCTTGACGGCCTGCACGAGCATTTGGACGGCGACCTTGCGGCGCTCATCGAGGGAGAGGGAATGAATAACCCCGTCGCGGTAAGGCGGACAGGGGTTCAGTTTCGGGTTATGCTTGGCGGCGGCCACGTTAGAACGGAACGGAGCCGGAGTCAGGGGTTTCATCGACTACCGGCTTCTGGGTGCCCTTGGGGTAGGTCATCTTGTATTTAAACTGGGGCTTGCCCTGCCATTCTCCGTTGGCTTCGCACTCCACGCCGACGAGGATGGTCTGGCCGCAGGCCGGGGAGATGTATTCCAAATACTCTGCCGCGGTAGCATCAAGCCTGATCTCGTTAGTGTACTTGCCGGAGAACTTCCCGACGAGCATGGCGAGGGCCTTGCCGTATTTGCTGGAGAAGTTCTTCGACAGGCAAAAGCCCTTATCGTCGACGAAGAACAGGCGGGCGGAGCAGGTTCCGTCCTCCCAGACTTTGACCTTCTCGAACTTCGGCTTGATGAGCTTCAGCTTGTAGGTGCCGTTGGTCGAGATGGAGGTGAGGGGCGGGCGATCGTTTTCGGTGGTCATGTTATTGGTTAGGCAAATTGGATGGGAGCGGGCGCAGCTGAGGCGGCCTTGTTGGAGTCGATGACCTGGACTTCTTCGGAATAGCCGGGCCAGTTGTTCGTCTCCGAGCATTCTTTATAAGTCTTCATTGCGGCCTCCCAGTCGCAGATGGCACGGGTCTGGAGGTCTGGGCCGATTTCATAGACGGCGCCTGCATCGACCTCTTTCTCAGCGACGATAAAACGGAAGCCTAGGAGACGCTTGGAGAAAGCCGACTCAAGCGTAGAGCGGTAAATGTGGGCCTGTAGGTCATAGCGGTAGGCATAGACGGATTTGAGGAAACCGCGAGGGCTGGCGTCCTCGGAGGTCTTGAGGTCGTAGAGGTAACCGTCCGACCCAATCGCATCGATCGCACACTTCACGGGGACTCCGTTGACGATGGAAGTGAACATGAACTCGGTAAACTCGAAGTTAACGCCGAGGCTGTTCTTGATGCGGAGCATGGTCTTCGCGGCCCGCTCACTGGTCGTGGCCTCTTCGAGTGTCAGGATGGTCTTACCGATAGCATCGCTGGTAAAGGCTTCATAGGCGGCCTTGCCGTCCTTGGTGCGGCGGTCAATGCCTTCAGGGAGAACGGCGAAGTTCGAGATAGCGACTTCGGGCTCGAGCACGAGAGCGTGGACATACTTGCCGACCTTGAGGGCTTTCGTCTCCTCGCGAGGTTGGTTGAGATACGCCTGGTAATGGGCGGGGGACTTCAGCAGCTCTTTAGCACCGGAGAAGTTGAGGGCTTGGCAGGCGTCATAAACGACGCGGGATGGGATGGGTATGGGCCTGTCTCTTATAC